TCGCGTACGGCTGGGTCATTTCCACAATGACGAAGGTTTCGTCGAGCGAGTTATTGTTATCATCCTCGACGAACGTGTCGACGAACCAGTCGCCGATCTTGGGATAGCCGCTGTCGATTTCAGCAATCTGAATCGTCGCCGTGCCGTGAATGAATCCACTCACAGCAACCCACCCGTTAGGCTCACCGATCTGGTTTGGTCGCTCGATAATCTTGCTCGGTCGGGTTAGGCTGATGCTCTCGAAAATGAACGTGCCGACGACGGTCGGAGCGGAAGTGGAGCCGCGCTTAATCACCTCGGTTCGGCTTCCGAACGGTACTGAATTGTCGTTGTAAGTGGACATAGTTGTTAGCGGTTAAATTTGGCGCCAGGCGTCTTGCTGCATTGAAATATCAACTGTGATAGAGAACGTGGTTTGTTGGTATCCGTCGGCCTGACGTACGCCGGTCTCCTCCTGTCCGGTTTGGACGAATTGGATCTTGTGAAGCGGTAGTTGCGTTTCGTTCACCGACGGCTCCAGTGCCGCGATGGCGTTGCGCACCATTGATCGGTAGCGCGAGTGTTCCAGCTTGCCGGTTTCGTCCGCCGCAGAAATCGCGAACAGGCGAAGCTCCCCGCGAAATGCCGACGACCGATAAGTGCCATCCGGCAGCTTTGCCATCCGCTTCGGATTCGTGTCCCCGTGATGGTGGTAGACCACTTCGACGCGAGGACGCTTTTTCTGAAAGTCTATTGTGTCGGCAATCGTATAGGCGTCCAAGTCGAGCGCCTCCAGAATTGTGGCCACAGCCGTCGGAATGATTACCTCGAAATCGTAAACGTCCTGGGCGGCCATTCATTTTGCCTCCTCGGCGTATTTCTTGGCGTGCGACTGGGCGCGCATGCCTTTGGCCATGTCTTTGGAATACCCAGACAGGATTAGCTTGGTCAGGCGAACCATGACCTTGGCGCGAAACCGAACAGCATCGCGGACCGCCTCGGCGTCCTTTCCGAATCGTCGACCGCGACCACCGAAAATCACGCTCGGGCCGTTAGTGTCGGCCAGGTTCCATTGCGAGTATGCCTTGCTGCCGAGCGATCCGAAGTGGCGAGAAATATAAGCCGGGAACTTGGCGCCGGCCTGCGCGGCGGCGTACGCCCATTTGGCTTTCCATCGACCGACGCGCTCCTGTACCTGCTTGATATACGGCAGGCGCATCCCCTTCTCGACGACGATAGCGGCGTTCCATGTGCGCCGGCCGTTCCCTCGGGTTCCCTTTGGTCGCCCGCGGCTGTCCTGATAGGATCGGTGAAGGGCCGGCAGATTGGCGGCGTTGGCCGTCAGGTTGTCCCAGACGAGGTGAACCTTCGTGGCCTTGATCGTCCGATAGGTGTCGATATTCCGCGTCCCGTGCGCGGAACCTATCTCGTTGAAAAGATCCGAGTCGACTTCGGTGATAAGCTTGGTTAAGTCGCGCTCGATTGCGTTCTCGCCGGTCTTTTTATCCGACGGTGACGGCTCGCCGGACTCGTGCGCGGCTGAGCGTGCGGCTCGCGAAACGATTGGCGGCGTGAAATTGACGATGGTTTTCGCCAGCATTTTCTGCTGACCGACCAACAGGGCGCTGATGTCCTTGCCGGCGCCAAGCATCGCGCTACGCAAGCCGTCCAGAGCGGCGTGCAATCGCGAGTCGTCGACCGTAAGTGACATTGTGGTTCCCATGTCTATCCCTCAAAACCAGCGTCCACATTAGCTATCAAGCTGACCCAAAACTTGACAGTGAAACTGGCCGTATTGTCCGACCGCTTCACTACCCGCCACCGAAATGGCACAACCAAATTCTCCAACTCATAGAGCGGGTGAATCTGCAAAAGAACATCGCCGTACCTGAGTTCAGGAATCAGGTCCCGGCGCGTTTCGATCATAGACATCTCGCGATTGTCCTCGCCCAACTCGGCCCGCGGATCGACTGGCGGCTGGTCGATTAGGATCGCTCTGAAATCCTCACCTGTGCGGACAAGCCGAAAGGGTTCTGAGCGCTGAAGGTATCGCCTGTTGAACGATTCCTTCAGCCCGTTAATGAACTCCGTCGGCATTTGTCACGGCGCACTAATCTTGATCGCGTACGCACCGCCACCTGCGGAAATACCGCCACCAGCAGAATTGACGCAGGTGGTCACCTTCATGTAGCGCGCACCGCAACTAGGCAGGTTGGTCAACGTCACAACCTGGGTCGTTCCGTTGGCTGTAAGAACCACCGGCGTTCCTTGCGTGGTGTCGTACGTGACGCCGTCAACGCTCCGCTGCACCGTGAAAGTTGCGGTATTGGTCGTGGTCGCCGTGTTGTACGTAACCTTGAGCTGAAGGCCAACATATGCCTGCCGGCTCACGTCGATCACCCAGTTCAGGTTTGTGGTTGCTCCCGTGGCGCAGGTGAACCCGGACGATAGAGTCTGCATCCCGTCCACCGGCGCTTGTGAGATCGCAGGCAGCGCGAACGAGATAAGTAGAAGCGCGAATCCGTATAGCTTGAACAGCGTCTTTTTCATTGTCGTAATCAGTGAGTGGTTGCGATTTGAGACTTAGGCGCTGGTCAGGAGGACGCCGGCCGACTCGTCAAGGAGCGCCGCACCAAACATGATGTCGTAGGACATCCATTGCGTACGGGTGGCCAGCGAGAACCACGAATTGCACTCGACACTAATGTCGACGCCGGGGACCAGAATCCGGGACTGTTGCAGGATCGCGCCGTTCGCGTTCGGAGGTGTGAGCGGCAGGCCGGCAATGGCGCCGAGGACCTGAGGATTGCAGAACAAACCGCGGATATTCTGGTCGTCCGCACCGGCGTGCGTGCCGGACCAAGTGGAATTGGTATAGACGCCGTTCCATCCGAATTTCTGCCAGGCATCCTGGCTTCCGTTGGCCGTTCCGGTGACCTGGAAGAACCCGGGCGTGTTGTAAATCCGGGCCGCGTATTCGCCGTCAAGAATGGCGTACTTGATGGGGCTCTTTTTGAGCGAGCCCATCGCGGTTGCCATATCGGAGAACGAGAACGCAGCGGCGGCGCGCACGATGGCGGCGTTGGACGTGAACGAACCGGTAGCCAGCGGGGAGAACGCAACAGCCAGGATCTTGTTCGCCAATGCGGCGATGTTCACGTCGATCAAGTTTTCCATCCGCAAGCCGCTGTTCAGCTCGTCGTTGGTCACATGGAAAGCCGCAGTGTACTGGTCAACGTCGATGGAAACTGGCGCTACAACCGAGTCGCCGGACTCGAAGTTGCTGGCGTTGGTCTGCACCGTGGTACCGCCGGTGACGTACTTCAGTTGGCCGGTGGCGCGAGGCTTATACCGGTCAACGCTGTAGTCGCGGGTGAACGTTCGGAGCGGCGCCCAAACGTTCTGGAGCTTGGTTTCGGCGCCGTCCACGAGGAAGTCGGTGACCAGCGTGGCGGAGAACGTATTGGCGTTCTGGACGCCCGCACCGCGCCGGTTGTCCCGGGTGACAGCGTCGCCATAAAGGCCCGCCCAGTTCGCCCGGTAGGCGCCATAGCGAGCCTCGGCGGTGGGGAGTTTCTTGATCTGCTCCGCCATCGTGCCAATCACGCTCGCAGTAACGCCGAGCGGTTCGCCGCCGGGCCGATTGATCGGAAGCCCGTCAATCTGCGCCAGCGTGCCGGCCTCGTCCTTGAGCGCGAGATTGACCCACCAGTCGAGTTTGGAATTCTCGATCCGGTTCTCCGCCTTCTGGCGAACGGCCGCGGTGATGCGAATTCGCTTCTCGCTGTCGAGTTGCTCGCGCAGCGCCTTGACTTCGGAACTGTCGCCCGTGGCGGCGGCCGGAGTCGGGGTGGCTGTCGCCTTGGCTTTCGCGTCCGCGTCGGCCTTCATGCGGGCCAGATTGTCCTGACCAAGCTTCGCGAAGGCGGCAAATACCGCTTCGTCCGTGGCGTTGGAGGGGAGGTCAATGCCGGCATCTTTGAGCGCGGCCAGGATCTTCTGCTTGTCCATAATATCGTTAGTTCCGGGGGTGCCGGTGGTTTTGGTTGCTGCTCCAGATGCCGTTGCCGGCGTGGAAATATTTCCGGCCTTTATGCAGGCGCGGACGTGGTTCTGAATGCGTTTCGGAACCTTCTCGAAACGGGAGAAATCGAACGCTGCGAATACTCCGGCGAAGTGTTTGGCTCGCGATTGCGAGTCCTCTTCGCCTTCGGGAATCACACTCTCGTTGGCCTCGTCGCCGTCGTCGTCAGCCAAACCGGCAGCCCGCGCCTCGGCGCCGGTGTACCACGTCTCCCGCTTCATTAGCGCCCGCATTTCGTCAGGCGTGGTGCCCATCCGGTCGGCGTAAATCTTCGCAAGCGTTTTACCGTGCGTCGCCAGCATCTCTGCGGACTTCAGGTGATCTGATTCGTCACCAACCGTTCCGGACCACGGCTCGTGGATCATCCAAATGGAAGCGTCCGGGCTGACAGAGCGACCACCGCCGCACATGACAACGGAAGCGCTCGATAGCGCGTACCCGTCGTTGAAGGTTGTAACAAGGTCGCGGTTATCGTTGCAGATGTTGAAGATTCCGAGAGCGTCCTTAACGCTTCCTCCATCACTGTTAACCCGGACGTGGACTTTCGATCCCTTCGGCCGGGCGTTGAATTGGGAACGGAATTCATTGGAGGCGGTGCAGGATTCGTCATAAAGGCTCTCGCCGATCAGCCCATTGATGACCATCTCAAACACGTCGCCGTCATTGCGCGTCGCCAGATTGCGAACACGAAGCGACCACGGCGATTTGGCGGCAGCCTTCACCGTCGCCATTGCCGGCGTGGAAATTCGGCGGTTCGGATGTAGGATCGAACCCATGGCGCTTAGCGCTGGAGCGCGATCACAATTACATTAACGGCCGCAGTTTCCGCCTTGCCGTACCATGCCGATCCGCCGGTCGTTACACGGGCCGCTCCACCGGGGCTGAGGATCACGGATGCGTCCTCCGCGGTCATTGGGGTTACGGTCCCAAGGTAAACATCGTGAGTCTCGTCGAGATTCTTGAAATAGATGTAGGCAGGATCGGTGACATCACCGAAGTCGATTGCCTCGGAGGTTGTGCCGACGGTTTGCACGTTCTCGATTGCAGCCGACCCAACCTGGGTAATGGTCTCGGTATTACTTGCCTGAATAACAGCGCCGCCGCGGGTCCATCGAATCGTAGTCGTCAGCGTAATCTCGTTAGCCATGAACGAACCATTGCAAGGCGCGACGAAAATAATCTATGTGTAGTTAGTCTAGTTTACAACAAGTCGACAAGTTGCTACTAGTTGATGCGATTATGTGAAGTTGATAGAGTTGGTCCGTTTCGTGTTTGGATTCTTGCTATTTACCGACCGAAACCAAAGGGTCTAGTTCATGGCCAATATCAGGGGCGAGTTAAAGCGGGCATTTCTACAATCACTATTTGATGCAGTAGTAGACGGCAACGCCTCGGTTGATCTCGCGTCCGGTGTCGACGCCAACCTTGTTCAAGTGCTCACGTTTGAATCTGCCCTAAAGGCTTTCCAGCGGCTCCAATTCAATTCATTGAAGGAGGGGAAGCTCACGATAATGAATTCCGGCATGGAACACGAGATTCGCTTTGCCGGCCCTGATATATTGCGAGCCATGAGCCAGGAGGAAGTCTTCAGCATGGCTCAGGAATTCCGGGAAGTGTTCGACGACTCGTTGGTAACACTGTCGGCAGCCGGCGACTCCGACCCTGACGACCGAACGATCCTGCGGGCGATGATGGCAAACGACCGATTGCAATCCGTCACGTCAACGCAGCGAGACTTTTCGATGCTCCGATTTAACAGCCGACGATAATGAGAATCCCACTAATTTCCGCACTCTCTCGCGCTATCATTTCGGCGCTCATCCCACTGACGCAGACTTCCAAGCCGCAGAACCGGTACGAAGGCGCCTATCAAGGTTACGGCGAACGCTCGTGGATTCCTGGCGGAATTCAGGATGCTCGATTCGACGCAGACGCGGCTACGCGAATGGAGCTTGTTCGCCGGTCGCGATATTTCGAGCGGAACAACGCCATAGTCAACCGACTGGCTGACGTGTTTGAGCAGTACACGGTAGGTCAAGGGTTGCAGGTTATTCCGGCTTCCGAGGATGGCGACTATAACGGCTCTGCGAGTCACTGGTGGGCCGGTTGGTGCAAGTTCCCGGACGTTAATTCCTCGCAGCCGTTCGGGGTGATTCAGCACATCATGGCACGGGCGCTGTTCGTCGACGGCGAGTGCTTCATTTACAAGACATTCTCGCCGGATAGCGGACGGCCGCGCATTCAGTTGATTGAAGGGCACCGCGTCGCCACCCCGACGACCATGAAGTCCGACGAGGGCGTGACCATTGTCGACGGGATTGAGTTTAGGGCTGACCGAAACAATAGACCCGCCGGACGGCCGGTCGCGTACTGGGTACGAACGGACGACATCGGCACCGCAACTGGCGACCGAAACAGAAACATCTCGACCGGATCTTTCGAGCGCATTCCAGCTTCGCAAATGCTTCACCTTTTCGAGCCGTGCCGGCCGGGAATGGTGCGCGGGATTCCGATGCTTTACCCGGTCATGAACGACCTTCACGACCTGGACGATTTGCAGATGCTGGAAATGAAGGCAGCTAAGGCGGCGGCTGAAATTGCCAACGTCATCACGAATAAGACGGGCGAGGCTAATGTCGCTGGGTCGCGTCGGTCGAAGTGGCAGATTCAATCTCAGGACGCCAACGGGAACGCCACGACCAAAAACAACCCGTTGTTTTACGAGGCGACGATGGGTGGCCGTAACGTCTACATTTCCAACGGCGAGAAATTTGAGCAGTTCCGCAGCGACCGGCCGAACGTGGCGACGCAGGAATATTGGGACTACCTTGTCCGCAAAATCTGCGCTGGCGTGGGAATCTCCTCGCTCCTGATTATGCCGCACTCGATGCAAGGGACGGTTGTCCGCGCCGACCTTGATACCGCTGCTGCGTTTTTTCGGTCCCGCTCGGCGACGATTGAAGCCGTCGTTCGTGAAATCTACGTGTGGGTCATGGGCTGGGCGGTGAAGTACGACCGAAGCCTTGATGGCGCCCCGTCCGATTGGCACCGCAACGTGGTTCGCCCGCCGCGGTCCGTGACGGTGGACATTGGGCGCAACTCCAAAGCCATTCTCGACGAGCTGAAAGCCGGCACGCGCACGTTTCAGGATATTTGCGCGGAGGGCGGAATGGATTGGCGCCACGTATTGCGCCAGCGGGCGGCCGAGGCGGCTTACCTGAATGACCTATCGAAGGAGTTCAAGGTTGACCGCCAGCTTATATCTCAACTCGCGTTCGAGTCCGTCAGCACGTCTGAGTCCGTGTCTGCCGTGGTTGAGAACCCGGACGACTTGGCGAGGGCGGCGTAGGTGGCCAAAAGAAAAGCCCGCCGGGCAATTCCGGCGGGCTTTCAAGTTGGCGGAAGGTGAAGGATTTGAACCTCCGTCCGAGTTACCAGAAACGCCTTAGCAAGGCGCCGCATTAAACCATGCTCTGCCAACCTTCCGAAGTGGCGGATAGAGTAGGATTTGAACCCACGGTGGTTTTGAGGCCACTTCGGTTTTCAAGACCGACGCAATAAACCAGGCTCTGCCATCTATCCGTTTGGTTGCGCAGGTCGGATTTGAACCGACGACCTTCGCCTTATGAGGGCGCCGAGCTACCGGGCTGCTCCACCGCGCAATTCTGAAATCACTTATGGCAGCAACCTGCGGCTGCGCAACTCACGCTCAGCAATTCCAGAGTCGAACCGAACGTTCCGCTTGTTCACATCCACGCGGGCCTTGTCGAGACCCAGGTTCCGCTCGTTGTCCCTCACTTGAGCGATTGAAAGCTCCAGCTTTTGGGCAAGGTCTTTCCGCGTTAGCCACTTCGGTTTTTGGTCGCTCATAAATTGTCGTCGATAAGCCCGCCGATGCGCTCGCCGAAGTTGGCCACGCACCACGAGCGGAATGTCGGATGCCCGAAATCCTCGTGGCCGTTACTCACGCGGAACCGCCGGAAGTCGGCAATGAAGTTGATGGTGTCTTCGATTGAGATTCTTGGAGTGGCGCTTTTACTGAACGCGTCGACGCCTTCCAATATCGCAGTTGGAGGCATAATTACCGGCGGCGGGAGTATCACCGTCGGTGGAAGAATAATCGGCGGCGGTGTTGGGTATGAAACCCCTCCTGACGTAACCGTTTCGGCGCTTGTTTCACGTCTCCATTTCTTGCTCATGATATTAAGTAAACCGCGTTCGATTTCGCTCGATCAATCCCACGAAAACCCATAGCCCGATTGCGTGGCGCCGGTCGGGATGTCTTAAAATCCCTCGCCATTTGCCTGGTCTGCTGCTCCGCTATCAAGTGGGCAGAAACCCAAGTGACGTGTTTTAGCTCGGTGTAGCAG